ATATTAGAAGCAATCAGCGTCGTTGTAAACGGCTGGCTCGCCGTCATCACAATAGCCCCATTGGGCTTAATCACCCGCTTCAAGTGTTCCCACATAGGCTCTAAGGGAATAATGCTATCCCACTTGCAAGCAGTTGTCCCATAGGGAGGATCTGTCAAAACCATGTCCACTGAGCCGTCTGGGATCTCAGTCATTTTTTCAAGGCAATCGCCATGTAGTAGTGTAATCATAATTCTACTCCCAGTCCCATTGAGTCCTGTATTGTTCTACAATTTTGGTGATTGCGTCCCATTCATTCCAATCGAGTGTAATTTCACCTGGTTGTAGTCTTTCTCCTGTTTCATTGGTAAGTTTAATGCGAAGGAAGGAGCCTGCTGCTTCGTCATCGGGGCCGACTTCGATGCAATTGAAGATGGGGTTGTTGAGGTATGGGGATTTGGGGTCTTCGTTAATGAGGGAGATTCTGGTAATTACTGGTTTCATGGTTATTGTTCTCTTGGTGGTGATGGTATCATGAGTTTAGTAGTGCTTCTAAGTCTTTAGTGATTTTGACTGGAAGTATTTGGTTATGTGCTGCCTGAGTGGTTGTGAAGTGGTGTTGTGCGAGAGAGTCTGTGATAAGTGGCGTTTCTATCTTCTTGATCTTATGATAAGCCTGCAATTCCTCTTTATTATGACTTATTACAATCAACTCCATTGATGTGTAATGGAACTCGAAGTGGATGAGGTATAGTCCAAATAGTCTATTCATGGCTTTAATTTATTGTCCATTGTGCTTGACATCGTGTGAAAAGTTTCCGAAAAAGCAAGCGTACAAAGGAATAAATTATGAATATACTGGAAGAAAACGAAGAGAGTCACGACCTTACCTTTATGGAGTTGTGTAATGTGCAGGATGCAGCTTGTAGAGGTAGTGGCATACCGCCGTTAGGGGCGATTGCGGCACTGGAGATAGTGAAGCATGAGTTAATTCACGAAGTAACCACAGTAACCAGCGAGTGATATGACAACTTGGCATAGAACCCTACAAATATACTGGTGCGGCATCGAGTTTGGTGTTCGCAAATCACACTGGAATGCACTGGCACACGGAACCCTGTGGGATACTGCATACATTGAGGTACGTGCGGTGTGTGAACATCGACCTAAGTTCCATTATTGGACAAAGATGGTGGCAGGTTGTGAGAACCACTACCTTAATCTGGGAATCCTTGCCGTGTGTTGGGGTTTTGACTTAGTGGAGGTTTGATATGGATGACAAGATACTAGCCACCTTCCACTGCTACGACCATGACGACATTGCTCTGTTTGCTGATGCGGCAGATATGCAAAGTGGATTGAGTGATTTTTACCATTGGTTACGCAACCAGCATAAGCACGGTGAGGATATGATTAGCACCGAGAAGGTGTGGGAGCAGTTCCATGAGTACATGGGTAAGTATTTAGATTAACACTTGTCGTTTGCGAGTGAAACGAAGATAAAAGATGCTTATTATGCCAAAAACAGAAGATGAAAACTACGGATATGTGTGTGCAGAAGATGGCTGTGGTTCAGTAAATTGGATTATGAGAAAAGACAACCGTCTTGAATGCTCGAAATGCCAAAGTGTTATTGAAAATGTAGCGTGGGTTAATACACCTGTTGCATTTACAGACTCTGACGGTATTGAGGCTACTAGGACTCATACCAACCATTTTCGTGACGCCACGTAAATGGTCAACTGACAGCTATTGAATATTGTAGTACAGTTGGCTAACCTGGCCCTTTGTCTTGTGCAACTCAAATGCCTGTGTCCCTCGTTTGTTGCCAATGTAGCCCATTGAGGCATGCCAACTGTCGCTACTTGCAAGACTACTCAGGAAAGTGACTTCCAGTCCACTCGACTCATCAACAACATAGGGTGGTATTACCTTGCGTGTGTGCACATGGCCGAGCCTTGCATACCTGTGTTTGGTTTGTCCCCAGAGTTGAGCCTGTTCTGCTGCGACTACCTTAGCCCAATGATCGGCTTTTAGCTTATCACCATGCCCGTAGCAGGATAAACAATCACCCCAAAGCGCATACTTGCGTGGTGTAGACTGGTCGCATACTGTGATGCGTTCCTCCTGCCACCAGAAAGCTTCTAAGACTTGTGCAAGCCAGCGACTAGACTCTTGATCGTGGTTGCCTTCAATCACATAAATCTCTAGGTTGGGAGCATACAGGGAAAGCAAACACACAGCATCATACACGGCTGCGATCAGCTTCTTGATGACTAAGTTGTAGCGGGTATCTACGTCAAGTTGGTGTTTGCTTGCTTTGGTAGCGTTACTGGAGTCGTCCATGTGGAGCGTATCCCCACCGAGGATCAAGCGTATGGTGTGCGGTTTGTTTAACCTGGTTGCCAGATCTTCAATAGATTGCATTAACCTGCGAGCTGCAATGTCAGTGTCGTAGTTACTGTCTCCTGTATCATCAGAACTGGCGTACATCCCGACGTGGAGGTCGTAAACACACACCTCCGCACAAATGCTATCATGTGCATACTTAGGTGGTGGTCGCTTCGTAGGTAAGCTTCCCTGATCTTTGGCCCGTTTCACCAAGCCTTCTACAAAGTCGGCACTGAAGGCACGTTCTGGGTGGTACTTGTGCCAAGCAAGCTTTGCCTTACCATCCGCATCGTATAGCACAGACTGTCCGTGCATTTGCATTTGGTCTGGAGTAATTGCATCGCCTGTGCTTTTCCTCCAGCCTTTCTCCTGTGCCTGATTGAGTTGGCTTTGTACTGTTGATCTAGTTACTCCGAGGAATGCGGCAGCTTTGTATTGGGAAAGACCAGCCTCAATGAGTTGCACAACTTGCCTTTGCTTGAGGGTCAGGTCTTTCATAATGGAGGCTAATCTTGCATATGCAGCAAGTTATGTCAAGATTGGCGGAGTGTCATGATGGTAACAATCTCAGGGAATTGTTCGCTAAGTCGTACCCATTTGAGGTATGCCTGACATTCCCGTAAAGTTGGCTCACGTCCCAGAATCTTTATCAGCGTCTCTCTCATTGAGTGCGTCCTTCTTACCTTGCTCATACCCATCGACGTACCCCCGCCTGAATGCAGGAGGCATCATAGGGATGTAGCCTTCCGTGCCGTCAAGTTCGATACTGCCATCGCATTCAATAGGGCCGTGATACTCTTCCCATGCTTTCTGTATTTTGTCTTCACTCATGTGATTGCCTCTTCAGTTTGTCATGTTTGATCGCATCCACCATGATTGCGGCGGTTGCTGCGATGTGACTCCAGTGTGATTTTCCTGACTCTGGGTCCAGCCATTGTCCTTCCATAATGGCAAGAAGGTGGCGAAAAGTTGCTGAGATATAAACGTCTTCACGAATGCCATTACCTTTACGCCAATTGTAGGAGCCACCATGCTTCGATGCACCGAGTTCTAGGACTGCGGTAACTTGCTTCAGAAACTCCGGCGGCAGTAGGTAGTGCTGTGCTTTCCCTTGTGCGGCTATCTCTTTGAGATCCTCTGCGGCTTGCTGCTGCCGTTTAGAGAGAGGGTTGTCCTTTGTGTTGCCGTAACTGGCAAGTGCGTATTGTTGTTGTAGTTCGTCGTGGTTCATTTGCTTACCCTCTGGCTTGCGGCGTATGGTGTGTAGCCTAACTGTACCAATCCCTCTATGATTTCGTTCTTATTCGTCTTCTTGTAGGACTTCTTTTCCAAGTCCCGTTGAATGTGCTTATCGTACAATGTGCTACCACTGTCAAAGCAATAATCCCACCAGACATAGCAGGCAATGCGATCCCGTATGCGTGTAGGTAGTTCCATGATTCGCTGATACCAATCAACGGGATGGCGATCTTTAAGTTGCTGATGCACCTTGGTTTCATTACGCAATACCTTATTGTACTGTTCAGGCACTTCATAGACTAGGAGCTCCTCAGTCTTAGGGACGTACTCCTTCTGCCCCCAACTTGCCTGCTGGTGCTGTTCACGTAGCTTCTTGTTACGCTCCATGCGGCGTTTATTCTCCTCACGTAGCGAAGTATTCTGCTTTGTAATCTGGTAGCGTTGCTTCCGTGCCTCCCTGACAATGGCGGCTTGTGTTTCTATTTCTGTGATACTCATTCTACTTCACCTCTCAATCTTCTGAGCTTCGGGTGGTCGTCGTCAATGTCATATGGATCATACTCAGGCTCCTCTGTATAGCCTTCGTGCTGTTCTTGAAGCCAATCAAGATGGCGTTCGTATTCTTTGAGTTTGCTTAGGTATTCGTTATCGTGTGAGTACATGGTGTTTCCTTCGTTAGGTGTTGTGTCTCTCGTTTGAGATCAGATTAAATTGGTGTATTGGTATGCGTTTGTTTTGTAATCGCCTTCTAGGGGCATTAGAACGCTTTCTAGAAGGGGTCCTCTGAGTCAGGTGTGGATGTGATTGTCGGGCCTCTACTAAAAAATCCATCTCTCATGTATTTATCGGCACTCCATTTGATGTCAGGTAAATACACCACCTCAATGTTAGCTTGCCGCTCGTGGTCAAACTCAAAATACATGGGGTGCATAGTTCCTCCATTACGGATCTTGTCACAAACCACCTTAGCAGTGACCTTAGCTGAGTCTTGCTGTGGAAAGTCTTTCTGACTAGCAGGCACACCATCACAACGAGAGAACCGCAGAATGGTATCCGCAGTATTCTCCTGCTCCTGTGCTCCAGAGATTGACTGGTCACCATCTCCTTTGCGGGGATGGCAGATCAACACGATGACAGTATCACTGCGTACAGCAAATTCCTTCAGGTCAGCGATGATACGCTTCTGGGCATCCAGTGTGTTTGCTTGATCGGTTGTAAGCTTCATCATGTTGTCGATCACAAATAATCGCACACCGAGTCTTGCCTGCTCCCTCATTCGACACAATAGGTCGGTAAATACAGGAACGTCTAGTGCCAGCGGTTTGATGTACATGCTGATGTAGTTCTGGTACTCTTGGTTGAATCTGTCCTGTGCCTCCTTGGTTGCAAGCCAAGTGGTGCGACCATAGCCATTATCCATCTTGTCCACCTCGTCGCTAGTTGCTACCAGTCGCACAAGATACCCCTTCTCTAGTGCTTCATCTGCTTCCGCATACCAGACCATGCTTTTGATCTTCTGCTTTGCTGCGGCAATTACCATCTGTCGAGAGAAAGTGGTCTTACCTTGGTTGCGTCTCCCTGTGAGGAGAACCAAGTCTCCACCTTTCATTCCACTGTCGTTGTAATCGTGTGTCGCAAACCCAGAAGAGAAACCTGGTTTTACGTTCTTCGCCTCAATCTCACTGGAGTCCTTGACGTTCTCGGTTACAATAAACTTTGGTAAGTACTTCTGCTCCCACTCTTGCCAGTTTGTAGCTCCAGTCTTTCCCGATAGTAATCGCTGAATCCGCTTTGGTTCCTTCAATTCACTCTTCGTATTGATGCCTCCTGCAAGCCTTGTGTATCGGCAACAGTCCTTTGTGTTATCCACCTTGAAGCCAACACCATTGCAAACCTCATGCAGTAAATCCACACGACTCTCGTATTCGGCAAGGTCAGCAGCATCCACCTTCACCACCGCATGGATAGATTTATTTCCACTCCATGTCACTGTCACCACTGGTAAGGACAACTGACGGATGTATGCAGCTTGCACTTGCGGATCAGCAATTTCATCACACTCGATCAATGTGTATCGCAGGTCTGTAATATCTTCTGCTTTACTTCCGCCAGCATTGACCTTGATGTGTGTGTAGTTCCCTTCCGCATCTTTCAACTCTGCCATCGTCATCTCAATAGGCATACCATAGTTGGCATCAATGCAGGCAACCAACTTGTCCTCTGGTTTGAACATGGCAGTAAGTTGCTGCACCCTGTCATTGCGTGGATTGTAGTCCTCTGACTTGTCAACCTTATGGCGGAATGGTTGCACCTCACCGATGGAGTAGGCGGGTTTCTGTTCTTTGGGTTTGTAGAAATTTTCCATTGGGTTGTGTTGGGTGTTGTTATGTCTGATGCCAGCATCATAGGCTAACGTCTTCGATATGGTTCCAGCGTAGCCACAGGAGTTCATGTGGTTGCAGACAAACTTGTCCTTATCCCACTCGACCACCAGTGAGCCTGTTCCGTCCTTAACCTTGCATTGAGGACAGTCGTAGTAGTGGCGAGTGCCATAAACCTTGCGAGGTTGCCCGATGTATTTCTCTATCTCGTACTGCATTACAATCGAGGCCCGTAATCCATATCACCAAGACACCAAATCTTCACCAGTTCATTTCCTTGCTCATCAAACACTCTGCCTTCATCCCAATTCTCCACATAGAACTTTTGGCCACGTAGTTCAGGGTATATATTGCCATTGTATCCATACTCATCTTGCGGCAATGTGAATGGAAACTTCTTTGGTGGTTCCTCTATTTCATCATTCCATCGGCGTTTATTTATCCATGTTGAAGGCATTGGTGATTTAGTTTTCGATCCATAAGCCTCCACTGCGAAGTCCACCGCTTTATTATATCGTTCCATAAGTTCGGTTGCAGTTAGGTCAGTATGCTTTTCTTTCCGCATACGTTTCCATGCAGTACGTGCTTTATCCTTATCCACTTTTCGCTGGCAACCTCTCCAGAAGATATCAAATTCCACATCCAGCGACGAAGGAGCGGTATTTTCTTTGGATACGTTAGTATCTTTCTTTTCTTTCTTACCATTCTCTACCTTCTCTACCTTCTTGTTTGTGGTCGTTTGCTGGTCGTTTGCTGGTCGTTTGCTGGTCGTTTGCTGGTCACTTTGCTGGTCAGTACCACTGCCACCATTAACCACACTCCTCCATTTTACTAGGGTAAAGAGCGTATGTTTGTTGGTCGATTCGCTGGTCAGTAATCCGCAATCCTTCAGGCGATCCAGACAAGTTCTTATGGAACGCTCCGAGATCCCAGTGGCAATAGACAAGCTCTCCCTGCCGCCAATAAATTGTCCTGCATCCACTTGGACACCTTTCCATTTTCTGGGTTCTCGGTTCGCCTTCATGAGCATATGTAGATACAGATGCACCATCTTGGAATCCTGATACCACTCCCACTCCATGAGTTGCCGATGTAGCTTTATCCAACCACTCATGCTTTACCATCTCCATACTTCTTGATTGCTATATCCAAAAACTCAGCCAGACACATCTTGCTAGGGTCTACGTTCAATACATACGAATCTTTATCTGATTCACTCATTGTTTTAACTCCTAAAAAAAACACCCAACCGAGGAGCGTGTGAGAAGCAGGCTGCAAATAGCCATCGCTCGACTCGGTTGGGTATGATAAATATATTTTGCATTACAAGGGCTTCTCACGGCCAATTACGCACCAACACTGGATGCTCTGTGCTAGTTAGTCAAGACTGTTTCCTTGCTTTTCTCCATGTGCTTAATGATCGCTTCCCTGACTGTCTCGGTGCCAGATGTGTCATTCTTATCCAAGAAAACACACCCTAATTTTTGCTGCAAAACCCAACGCCACTTATTCCATTTGTCATTACAATGAAGCTTGTCTAGGTAATCCAGTAACTCCGTGTCGGTTGGTGTCTTCATAGCTTTACTCCTTGCTCCTTTAAATATGCCAGCACGTCCACTCCAGTAACTTGCTGGATGTACCGTGCCTTAGCGGCCACATGGTGCATCTTCATCTTGTGCATGGAACGCTTGATCTGCTGCTTGGTTGCGTTCTCTTTTGCGATTGTGCTTAGTGTTTTCATAGGTACTTCATTGCCACCTTGACTAGGTGATCGTGGTTGGTGTGTATGGTTAGTATTAGTTGGATGTCGTACATAGGTCTACGTTTATGCTTTCTACAATAATCGCCCATTGGTCACTACCGTCATACGCTTCTGATCCAGAGAACATAGACACAAGATCAGCAAGTGCATTTAGTTCTGTGTTACGTTCGATATTACCATCGACTTCATATTGTATGGTTATTGTTGCTGTTTTCATGGTAAAATAAAAAGGTGGCAGCAGGTACTTAGCGTCTCTAGGGCTATGAAACCCTGGATGTGTTTCCACTCTCGGAGTGTAACTCAACGATATCCACGCATATACCTGCTGCCAAAGTGTTAGAGGTTCAGCATCTTACGTGTAAGACTGTCAAGAATCTTTACATCGTTCAATGCGTAGTCTATTGCTTTCTCCCGTTCTTCAGGAGTTCCGTTAAAGAGCCTAGCGAAGTCTGCTCCCGTTACGCCAGATGGTTTACCGAAACCGCACAAGAACCGATTCACCGTGTCCATCTTGGTCATTTCCATGCGGTTGCCCATGTTCCAGTACTGCATCAGGTCAATGATCTGACTATGTGGGTAGCCTTTTTTTAAGTCCCAGATATGTTGTGGCCAGGGTACACCAAGCATCATTGCCCGTTTGAAGAGGAATGGGAAATCAAACTTGATGATATTCCAGCCAACAACTGGACGTTGCTGCATTAGTTGACTGCCGATACGCTCCAGTGTCTCAGTGATGATTTCCTTCTCAGATTCATAGGTCAGCACTTCATGTACTGCTCCATCAGTAAACCCGACTGCCAGCACCTTCCCCGTGATAGGGGAAAGTGCAGCTTTGTCCAGAAATTCATCCTCCGCTTCAGCAAGCTTTGCCTCGATCTTGTTCGGATCACGTAAGTTGCCCAACTTGACCTCACTGCGAGAGAAGTAACTGAGAGCATTCTTTGCAGGCCCAGTTTCAATATCAAATGCAAGATAGTTACTCATTTCGCTACCTCCTTAGTCACTGTATTCTTGGCAGCATACTCGTTAGCAGTTGAAATTAACCTGCGTGGGTCTTTAAGCCAACTACTAGGTAACTCATGCACTCCCGTAATGATTGTACCTTTTGAAGCTGCAAAGGCGATAATGGCAGTCTCATGCGGCTTTAGTAGTGCAAGCGGGTCTTGTGCAGGTTGAGTAACCTTGCTTGCCCCTTGTGATGCAGCAGGTCTTGTAGCACGTTCCCCGTCATCGTCATCAACAGGAGCAAGATTGCTAATTGTTTCCCATAACTGACGACGAGCATAAGTCCGTGCGGACTTGAGTGCCTGAGCATTCCCCGAATCATTACAAATTAAGGGAATCGTTGGCACTTGATCAAGGCACTGTGAGTATAACTGACCAGTCTCTACATGGATTAAGTCTAGTGACTCTACTGGTTGATCACCAATCATTCCACATGCACCAATAGGCAAAAGCCCATTCTCCATGTAGATGTCCTTCGCTACTGCCATCACTTGGTCGAGAGTAGCGTATGTGGATTTATGGAATGGATTCTTGGCATTTTTTACCAATGCCCCCATTTCGCTTTGTGCCTTATGCAAGGCTTGTAATAGTTCTTTCATCAGTACGGAACCTCCTCAGAATCAAGTTCATTGTCAGAATATGGAGCAGGTTGCTGTTGCTGTACTGAGCCTGCTTGCCCTACAACTTCTATTTTCCACGCAACTGCATCGGCATAGTATTTACCATTCCATTCACGGCCATTGTAATCCCAAGAGACTACGACACGACTACCGACAGTTGCCGAGCATTTCTCGGCACGTTCCTTCAGTAGTACGAACGGTTGGACTTTATCAAACTTATCATCTCTAGTTTTGATGACAATCTGGCGTTTAGCCATGCCGTTTTGACCGACATGCTCAACTGGTGTAAGGGCGATTACTTCGCCCGTGCTTGTATAACTCATAGTTATTCCTCGTTAGTGTTCTGGTTAGTGTTTTGGATTTTATGAGGAAGGTTATTCTCCTCGATAAATTTATTTCTGGCATTTAATGCATCGTTAATAGATTCAAAGCCACGCTTTTGATGGGTCTTACCTTTATGTTGAAGCTTCCACCGATAACTTGCTCCATCTTTAGTTACACCAATATACTTAGCGGAATGACAGTGTGACCTTCTTTTATTATGGCTTTGCTCCTGCCATGTTGCCCAACGACAATTCTTTGGCGTATAATCCTTATTATTGTCTACACGATCAATGCTAAGATCCTTATTATATCCATTACCGATAGCCCAATCATAAAAAGCTTTAAATGATTCATTCCATTCATGACATACTCCAATACCTCTACCTCCATAATGAGGATACTCTCTGCGATTAGGATTATAGCAACGCTGCTTCATACTTCTCCACACACCATACAAGGGATGTTTAGTTAGTCTATGCTTCTCTCTCATTAGATATCCTCCAAAACCCACAAGCCCCGTAGAGAGGTGTCAGAACAGGCTTTACGCCATCCTCGATCTACAGGGCTTATGGAAAGTTGATAATTCATTTCGGGTTCTGACTTCCGATGGTGATTAGGAAAATACATAAACAAAAATTAGTCAAGCCTTACATATCCCAGACGCATGGCAGTCCATGTGACTACCACTGTTAGTATTGTTTCGATCATAGTTCTATTGGTTTGAGTTAATATATCCGAGACGCATTGCCGACCATCCAATACAGATAGAATCAGCTTCGTCCTCGGATACGTCGATTTTATAAAGTTTTTTAACTATTTGCTGGGCAAGTGCCTTTTGATCTTCCGACTTCTTGGGCCACGATACCCCAAGATGCTCTTTTAAGGGTCGTCTCCACTCACTTGGCAAGATTTCCCTAGTCTGCACCTTATTGAGGTCGCAAAGCCCCTCTATGTAGCCTCTGAGTTTTGCCTGAGCATTGACCACATTAGCCCTAGCACCCATGCCACGTTCCATTACTATGAACTCAGACCGAGCAATGATGTGCAAAATTGCACTGCATTTGGAACGCACCACTTTATCACCGTAGTAGTATGCACCTTTATTGCCACGAGGTTTGACTAGCAAAGTCTTCTGCCTTGCTTGCCCCTTCCAATGGGTCACGCCCATAAGGTTGCCAATGTCTATCGAAGTCCAATTCATAATTTAAGAGATCGCCCAGAATTTGAATAAATCAAAAAACCGCAAGAAAAAAATAAAAAAGATTTGCCACACCACTTAGTTCAGTACATACGTGAAGCAAATGAAGAACGCACCATCAGTAAGTGAGCCACTGCTTGCATACATAAACCAAAAGTTTCCCGAAAGGTGTGCCGATCCCCAAGATTCAGACCGAGAAATATGGATGAAATCAGGCGAGAGACGTGTGTTCCGACACTTAGAAGCAGTTTACAAGTTCCAAAATAAAAAACAAAATATCCTAGAGAAAGCGTAGTCATGTGTTTCGGTAGTTCAATGCCAGCCCCACCACCACCACCACCACCAGCACCTCCTCCTCCTTTTAAGCGAGCTGGAATGGTAGAACCCGCTACATCAAAACGGAGCAGCGGGATTAAACGCAAACGTGGCACTTCACAATTAACCACTCGCAGACCCACCACAGGCGGCATACAGTCTGGTCAATCTGGTGTAAGCACTAACCAATATTAATCATGGCACTTCCAGACGTAAAAGAAGTAACTCTACTCAGTGCGGTAACAGCAACAGGAGCAGGAACGGCATTCAAAGCTAACCGACAAAAAGGTTGGACTTATGTAATTACTGCGGCATCTGTCACCACAGGCGGCACGGTAGCTATCCAAGCATATCTACAAGGAGCATGGGTGACGATACACTCAGAGGCAATCACTGCTGACGGTGATACAGTGCTCCGTGATGAGTATGGACATTATGCTCAACTCCGAGGAAATGTAACAGCAAGAACAGATGGCACATACACAGTAACTGCCACTGGCTCAACCACTGGTTACTAATGTTAGGTTTGTCGGCAGTACAGTCTCCGAGTGAAATAAATGCTTGTAGTGCAATACAGGCTTGTAATGGCATTACACAAATACCACCAACATCAACCCCAATTGCACAGACCTACGCTGTAGACCTTGATGGTGTTGATGATTATATCACTATCCCTGATTCGGCGGATCTTAGTTTTGGGAATGGAAGTTCTGATAGTGCATTTAGTATGTCTTTTTGGGTAAAGCCGAATGCGTTCCCTTTTTATGTTGCGAGCAAAACAAACTCCACCTCGGATCGTGAGTTTCTATTGCTGATGAACAGCACAACAGTGATGGAGTACTATTTGTACGATGTGGATAATAATAACCGCATTTATGCACAATCGACAGGTGCTTATGCTACAGATCGGTGGTATCACATTGTGGTCACATACGATGGAAGTTCGAATAGTAGCGGATTGGAGATTTATGTAGACGGCACATTGACAACAACGGCTCAAGGATCAAATGGTACTTATGTTGCAATGCATGATACAGCTGCGTCAATTGATTTAGGGGCAATTACATGGTTACGCTATGATGCTGGCAGATTTAAGGAAGCTGCAATTTTTGATTACGAATTAACGAGCGGCAATGTCACCACACTGTATGGCGGCGGGACTATGGGTGATACGGCATCATTAGATCCTGTGGGGCATTGGCGTATGGGTGACAACGATGGCGGCACTGGAACTACGATTACTGACCAAGGTAGCGGCAGTAATGATGCTACACTTGTGAATGGACCTACGTTTGTCGAGGACGTACCAGTTCCTGTGTTTAATAGATACTCCGTTGACTTCGACGGTGTAGATGATGTAATTGATTTGGATAACACTGATTTATGTAGAACGAACTTCTCTATTGTTGTTTGGGCAAAGCTTGCAGCTAACGCATCCGTACAAAACTTATTTGCGTCAGATTTAGGCACGGGACAACCAGCTACCCCGTATTTTCGCTTCTATATTAATAATTACGTATTAACAGCAAAAGTGGGTTCCAATGCAGGCAGCATAATTGCATCTGATACGATTAGTTCAGGGCAGTGGTATTGTTTGGCGGCCACGGTTTCTGGGGACGGAAGCACGAGCACGGTAAAATTATACGTTGATGGTAATGAGGTGGACTCTACTACAGGTAGTCATACTAATATTGATCAAACGAAAAGAACTACTCTTGGTTATTTGTTTTATAAAATTTCAACATCCACGTGGATTTGGCCGTTTGAGGGTGGATTAGATGAAGTTGGAGTATGGAATTCAGTTCTTTCCAGCGATGAATTGACTGCTATTACTAATGGGGGTGTACCTATTGACTTATTGACAAATAGCGGGGACTACTCTTCTTCTTCGAATTTGGCAGGTTGGTGGCGCATGGGAGACAATGACGGTGGGACTGGAACCACGATTACTGACCAAGGTAGCGGCGGCAATAATGCCACACTTACTAACGGTCCAATCTTCTCAACAGACGTACCCACATAAATTATGAGCGACGAACAAAGATACTGTACCGTTCCCGTAGCGGAATACGATAACATCAATATGGAGGAAGTCGCGGCCACTTATGGTCGTGAGGTTGTCCTTAATCCTCCTGTTGTGGCAAACGGCACTGAGCGACTTATTGGGTTCTGTGGCAATAAACCTACGACACTTTACGGCTATACCACTTACACTCCTGAACAATGGCAAGCTGAAGTCAGTAACCCTGAGTCTGCTTACTACGTAGACCCTGATATTTTCTAATGGAGATTGACGCAAATGTAGTATTCGCTGGAATCGGTGCTTGTGCGGTAGTCGGAGGAGCGATCATGGCTTATGGTGAACTCAAGACTAAAGTTATTGGATTAACGCAACGTGCTGAGTCTGCGGATCAATCTCGTGAAAAGATACATGACAGGGTTGGTAAACTGGAGGAAGAGACTAAAGTGCAGCGTGTGCAAATCGACGACATACGCCAGAATAACAACAAGCTATTTGAGTTAGTTGAGGGACAATCAAGGACACTTGGTGAGATAAAGCAGGAGTTAGCTGTCATTATATCCAAGCTAAAGAGTCATGGCTAAGTTTCTCAATAACCCCAGCAAGGTCAACCTCCTTGGTACGAACTGGCAATTACTGCTGGAGTCGCTGGATTTTGAGTTTACTAATGAGCCATTCCCCCCTTGGACTGTACCTGCTGGGAAGATCACAGACGGGCCTAGTGTACCTGCTTGGTTAGACTGGTTGACCCCACGTTGTAAATTCATGCTGTCCGGCTATCTTCACGATGACCTACGCAACAAATGGAGCACAGGCAACGCAGCTACCGATGGTATGTTGCGTGATGCAGTAATGGCAGAGGCAGCCCAATCACTGGACGGACTAAAACCTTGGCAAGCTTATCTGATCTACCTCGGAGTACGCATTGGTACACACACAGGATTTAAGTCATCACCTCCAGATGTCATAGTGCAAGAGGCGAGGAAGCGTTACGCTAAATATAGAGGCATTGCTGTGCAACGGGTAGAATTTGACAAGGCAAACTGTGAACTTATTATCAAAGAATTACCATGAAGACACGATTCTTACCCCTACTGATATTGCCATTTACTGGATGCTCTACACTTAATCAGGCGATCGACACTCTGCCAGGATACGAGTTTGAGCAGTTTGACTACTCTCGAACAGGGAACATCACCAGCACCACACTTTCAGCAAGTAATGCCAAGATTGAGAACAACATGCTAATCGTGGAGAAAGCACACGTCTCCCATAGCAACCCGATCTTTGGAGTCAATATCAGTGTGCAAGGACTTAAACGACCCGCAGCCGTATCAGGCACAGGCGGCGTAAAATAATATGTATCAATCTGCTTTATCACTTTACCAACAATTTGAGTCACAAAGGTTCAACTTCCTTCAGCGTGGACGTGAGGCGGCAGAATTGACGATACCGCATTTGTTACCGCCAGAAGGCTTTCACCCCACATCTAAACTCAAGACACCATATCAAGGCATTGGTGCAAGGGGAGTGAACAACCTCTCCAGTAAGCTACTTCTCGCACTGTTTCCCGCTAACGCTCCATTCTTCCGTCTGACAATGGATCAGTCGGAATTGAATAAAATGGAGGAGGAGATGCAGGAAGATGCACAAGGGTTACGCACAGAACTTGACCGAGCTTTAGCAAAGATTGAAAGATCCACAACGCAGTCGATGGAGGTAGAAGCATATCGTGTAGGTCTATATGAATGCCTTCGTCATCTTGTAGTATCTGGTAATGCACTGATTTACCTGCCTGAGCAAGGCGGCTTGCGTGTATTCCACTTAGACAGATTTGTAGTCAAACGTGACCCGATGGGTAATGTGACCCATATCGTTGTACTGGAGACTGTAGCACCTACCGAGCTACCAGAAGAAGTACGTGGTGAGATTAAGATGGAGTCTAACGAGAAGACCTGCGACCTCTACACCGCAGTCGTAAAGCAACCTGACGGTAAGTACAAAGTCTGGCAGGAAGTCAAAGGTGTGGTGCTGCCTGAATCCGTAGGCGAGTACAAAGAAGAAAATTTGGAGTGGATTCCCTTACGCTGGTCACGCATTGATGGAGAATCTTACGGGCGTGGATTCGTAGAGGAGTATCTTGGGGATTTGATTAGCCTCAACGGACTATCAAGAGCAATCCTCGAAGGCTCAGTAGCCGCAGCAAAGCTTTTGTTCCTTGTAAACCCAAATGGCTCCACAGAGATCGACGAGATTACCGATGCTCCTAATGGTGCAGTAATCAATGGCAATCGTGAAGAGATCGGCACGCTTCAGGCAGATAAGTTTAACGACTTCCGAGTTGCACAGGAAACAATGTTCAAGATTGAGGAGAGACTTGCACACGCATTCCTCCTCAATAGCAACGTAGTACGGCAAGCAGAACGTGTTACCGCTGAAGAGATACGTATGCTATCACAGGAACTTGAAGCCACACTTGGAGGCTTATACAGTCTCTTGTCTCAGGAGTTGCAGTTGCCATTAGTCACCAAGACGCTCAATCGCTTAGTGAAAACCAAGAAGATACCTAAGCTACCTGAAGGCGTGGTGCGACCTGCAATTACAACTGGTGTTGATGCACTTGGTAGAGGTAATGACTTGAACAGGCTCGACCTCTTCCTTGGAGGAGCACAGCAAGTCGTCGGGCCTCAAGCTATCGCTCAATACGTATCGGTAGGAGAATATTTCAAAAGACGGGCTACATCACTTGGTGTAGATCCAGAAGGCTTGGTCAAGACCGACGAGCAGATACAGCAAGAGATGCAGCAAGCACAAATGGCACAGATGGCACAACAGCTAGGCCCGAATGCTATGAAGACAGCATCAGATCAATTTATGCAGCAACAAGAACTTGCCGCACAATCAGAGTAAACCAAAGGAAAACAAAATGAAACCAATAGAAATGCAGTCCTTTATTGGGCTTAAAAAAGTAAAAGCTGCTCCAATGACACGAGGGGAGTTTGCTGAATACATAAAAAAACCATGCGACTCTACTAATCAACATGACGAAGGCATGCTTGTAGAGTATCCTGTAGATCCAAAAAGTGATGTGAATCACAAAAATCATGCAGGTTATGTATCATGGTGTCCAAAGGACGTATTTAATAAGGCAAATCGCCAAGTTAATGGTCTTACATTCGGAGAAGCACTGGAAACACTCAAGCGTGGAGGGCGTGTTGCCCGATCAGGATGGAATGGTAAAGGGATGTTCCTTTTCCTGCTTCCCGCAGGCGACAATATTCCGACTAAGGTAATCCATGATCCCGCACTTCGCAAGGTTATTGAAACTGAAGTTAAAGGAGATACATTCTCAGCTCTTGGTAGTATCCGCATGTTTACTGCAGACAAAAAAATTCTCACAGGTTGGCTTGCGTCTCAGACTGATATGCTTTCAGAAGATTGGGTTATTTTAGACTAACCAATAAACCAAAGGAAAACATTATGGACAAATGGATAGTTGAGTACATAACTATTAAGAAAATACTTGTTTGTGCAGATAGAATGGAAGAAGCAGTTGATATAGCTCGTACTAATTACGATAAAACATACGGCAAATCCGATTACACAATAACAAAACTAAATAAAGACACGACTTTAGCGGCATTAGATGATGTCGATCTTGTAGTCAAATCAGGTCAATAGAAGGAAACATTATGGGCGAAGTACATAGCATTCAAATGCAGGAGCCACCTGCTGCACCAGTGGAGGAACCTAAACAGGAACCAACACAAGAAACACCTGAGCCTACTCAGGAACGAGCTACTCCAGAAAAACCTGAATGGCTTCAAGACAAATACTTAACCGAGGGCAGATCCATTGAAGATGCGATTCAGGAACAAGCCAAAGCATATACAGAGGCTCAGAAAAAACTATCAGAACGGCAAGGCATTCAAGACAACAAAGCTACCGAGTCGGAAGGCAACGTAAGTGAGCTTGTGAATAATGCCAGAGAGGAGTTCTTCAGCAATGACGGACAACTCTCCGATGATACCTACAAGGCTCTTGAGCAATCAGGAATGCCAAAGGATGTAGTTGACGCATTCATCGAAGGACAGACCGCACAGGCACAGCTCTACAACACACAGTTACAAAGTATTGGTGGAGAGCAGCACCAGTCCGCCCTTGAGTGGGGCGGTGAAAACCTTAGTGATGCAGAGATTGCAGCATTTAATGCGGATTACACATCAGGTGATATTACAAGAGCCACCATAGCCATGAAGGGCTTGCTTGCACAGTATCAGGTTGCCAATGGTAACCCAGGTAAACTACTGCAAGGCGAGACTTCTGGCACTGCTGGAGTACAGGCATACGCATCAAAGCAGGAATGGCTTGCGGATATGAAGAACCCGAAGTACAAAGCCAACGATGTAGCCTACCATGAACAGGTCAAAAAAAGACTTGCCGTCACAGATATTACTAAACTAAGGTAGCGATTCTTTCATAGTTAATTCTCCATTAACCCTAGCAAGGGGATACCGACCAAACTTTTCTGTTGTCATAATACCCATTCAAGTCGGTATCCCCTTTTAATTTTCACACAAAACATCATGTCAAAAACAAGCACCAGAAAAACAGTAGAACAAGAAGATTTACCAACACCTCGTAAAGAAACCCAACCACCACTCAAGGCAGGCGGGGAGCAGGTGATTGCCAATAAAACCAAAGGTATTGAGACTATCGGCAATCCTAACCAATGGAAGATCCTTTCGCAAACAGATGGCTTTACCGCAAGAGCAATGGAGATCCCTTTGGGAGTCGGATGTGTTGTTGCAGTAGAAACAAGCAATGGAGTTGCTACACAATTTGTACCGAACGTGGTTATCCACTCCGACATCAACGGAGGTAATCAAATCGGTAAACGGATTCGCAGAAATAGCATGCGCTAGTTGGTGTATTGTTATTACGAACTATGGTTATTGGGGCCACGTACTTTGGTTGTAGTGCGTGGCTCTTTTTTTATTTATGAACCAGTTAGACCAATTCATCAAAGCGGTGGAAGAGGAGTATGAACGCACCCTTCAGCTTGCATCCAAGAATAATGAAGATGGCTGGATTGAGCGATTCGGTCGATTACTTGCTATCAAGGAGGTAGCTAAGGATTACAGGGATACAGGAAAGATATTACTCTAATGGACAAGCAACACAAAAAAGTAAATTACCGTACAGGAAGCGATGTACTAATGAAGCAAGCATGTGCTACCTGTTGGTATCGGTCAATCTCACCAATCATAAAGATAGAGCAAGGTAAGCACCACTTCAAGGATGAGTATTCTTGTGGTCTGCTGGTGTCTATGGGTGCATCTACAGGAGTTAGCCCTTATGGGACATGCGATAGATACACGAAGACAGACCCGAAAGTAGCTTAACATGGTGATACAATTAACTAAAAAAATATTCGTAGGTTTTGTTATTGCGGGCAAAACCACCAATGAGGTGTTCGAGCAATGGGAACTGGATGCACCGACTCGACCACGATTTGGGCGAAATTGGTGGTATTGGCTACCTTCATTAAGTACAAACGGGGGGCGTTTCCGCTCGCATGAGAATACTGATATAAACTTCCATTGGTTCTGTTTCTGTATGTGGCTTACTGTCTTTTCTTGGAAGCGATAACGGCTTAACATAACTTTAACAAAAGAAAACACTTGCCAACATGAAAAACATAGTCCATTTGTGTAGATAGATTTCGTAAACAGACGTAGCCTCTTGCGGGAGATACCTAACGGAAAGTGAGCGAGATAACTTAAACCCTTATCTTTTAACTTCCAATATAGGAGACCCGATCAAATGGCTAATGAAGGCATTTCCGATCCATCACGGTTTGATGACAATCAGGCTGGCAGTGGATTCAACGACCTCTTCCTCAAACAATTCACAGGAGAGATCTTAACTACGTTCGACGAGAAGAATGTTTTTCGTCAACTACACACTACTCGTACCATCAATAGTGGTAAAAGTGCTACCTTTCCAGTAACTGGAATTGCAAGTGCTACTTACCACACACCTGGTCAGAACATCATTCAAGAAGGTGGAGCAAGTTCCACTTATCTGAGTGACATCGCCAAGACTGAAAAGATCATCACCATTGATGACCTGCTCATTTCTTCCACGATGCTCTACAACTTGGATGACATGAAGAATCACTACGACATCCGTAGTATCTATGCACGTGAGTTGGCGAAAGCCCTTGCTGTACGTTACGATACTGCTGTATGTAAGGTGATGATTGCAGCCGCTCGTGCGAGTGCTAACCTCACCCAAACCAATAAGACTGGTGGACAGGTTGACATTCCTAACGGCGACATCTCTGCACCTGGTACTACTGGTACGAAAGCGTCTTACGATGCTCAAAACCTTATCGAGGCATTCTATGTTGCTGCTGAACAGCTTGACAACAACGATGTTGACGAAGACGGTCGTTTCGCAGTTCTCGCACCAAACGATTACTACTCACTGATCACTGGTGAAAATGGTTCTGGCATGAGCCTCGTCTCTGCTGTAAACACGGACATCGGCGGAAGTGGTAGCCTTAGTTCTGGTAAAGTTTATCAGGTTGCTGGTATCAGTATCTACAAATCCACTCACATCCCAACCACGAACATGGATACTGGTACATCTGGTACTGCTACCGATGACTCCAACTCCAACAATGACGTGTTCGGATCTGGTGGCAATGGTTACGATGGCGAC